GTGTTGTTGAGATAGGCCACCCCGCGGACAGGTCCAGAGCCCGGCACAACGCCGATGTCGGCCCGGTACACGTCCGCCGCGAGGGCGTTGTACGTGGCCAGGTCTTTCATTGTTGGGGCGAAAGACGTCGTGGCGACTACCGTTCCGATCAACGTAACCCCAACGTAGACCGCGTTTCCCAGGGCAAAGCTCCCCACCGCTTTGGTGTAGAGCACGTTCTGGCCTGATATTGCGATCACGGTGCCCGTGACGGTGCCGGCCAAATTTTTGATGCTGCTACCAGCAGTCAGCCCCAACACGGAGCTAAGAGAGATCGTGGTGACTACCGCGCTGCTCGGGCTGGTGCGGCCGTCGTAGCGCTCGTAACCCGCGATTCGGGAGTAGCCCCCGCTTGTGCTTACTTCAAAATTCTGAACATCACGCGCCACGCCGGGGGGTAGCGATAGCGTAGGCGTGATAAGGTCCAGCCCCCCTTGGAGCTTGAAGACGTCGTACCGAACAGGGGGCGTCCTGACCTGAATCATGCTCAGGCAAGCGGCGGGCCGCTGGTGACGACGGGTAGTTGATCCGAAGACAGCTGAGCGCTAAAACGAAAAATCTGGTCTTCGGCTCGACCAATCACTTCGGGCGCCGCCATGAAGATGCCGTAGGCGCGGAGCGCTTTGTAAGCAATCAGATTGTGGAACCGTTCCGGCATGGCCGGGGTGTCACTGTCCGCGCTCAAAGTGATTGGCGTGCGAAAGTATTCGTAGACGATGGTGTATGCGCCGTTGGGCACAATTCCAAAGTACAAATTCTTTTGGGGGTCGATCGAGAACACCACCGGCCTGCTGCGCTGGCTGCGCATGTTCCCGTACTGGTACAAGTTGCGATACTGGTTCCATGGGAGGAAACCCATCAGCATCTCGTCGTCGTAATTGTTGCCTGCTGTGGAGACCCGGAAACTGTCCCGTTTCCAGTTACCCAGAATGGCTGTTCCCGTGGTTGTTCCGTCGTCGGTGGCTTTGGCCTGCTGCGGTGTGTATCCCGCCTGGTTGGCCACCGTGGTGAACTCATTTCCAAACCGCATGAACTCCCAGTCGGGGTGCTCGGTTTGGATTTCGTTCCAGGCGTTGACAACCCAAGTTTTGAAACGGTTAGACTCCGTCGAAAGTGCTCCTTGAACCGTCGCCAAGTCACCTCCGGCAATACCCGCTTCCGAGCGTGCCAAATTCACCAAAGACAGAAGAGTGGCCATGCGTTACGCCGGCTCCGCCATGATGTTGGCCAGCCAAGCCCCGCCCTTCGGATTTTTGTCTTCCGTCACTGTGAACGGATAAGCAAAGCCGGTGTGGCCGCGCAGCGAGCCCATGTCGATCTGGCCGCTGTAGCCTTCGGGAATCTGCTGCAGCCAGCGGGTCTCTTTCATGCGCGCCAGCACTTCGAGGTGCTTGCGCTTGACTCGGGTCGGCTGGTTGCGCCCGATCACCTTGCGCTCACCGTTGACGTCGACCATGGCGTAGGGCGGTGCGTTCACATCGGTGGTTGGCATGATGACGATCACGACTTCCTCGTTCATAAATGCTTCGCTGGCGGCCACGTTTGCCAAGTCGGATTCGGAGACCAATTGAATGTCCGGCTGGTCGTCGACGACCACAACTCCCTTTTCAATCAGTCCTTCAATTTGTGCGGATTTACGTACCATGGTGGTTTGCTTTCTGGTGGGTTACAAAAAAGGGCCTCCGCCCCCGGTAGGCGGTGGCAGAGGCCCCGGATGCTGAAAACTTATTAGGTCGTCAGCAAGGGCTGGTTGCGCAGCTGGCACAGGTTACGAACGGTGATCGCGGAGATACCGGTCGCGTTCCAGTTGCTGGAGCCGAAGGTCCAGGTGCCCGCGGTCGTCGAGCCGGCCTGTACGGTGTGGGCCGCAAACGGTGCCACGTTGCCGGGGATTGCGGGCAGCGGGCAAGCGGTCGAGTTGGCCGTGGTGTCGGTCCAGCTCACGGTCGGGCCTTTGTAGACCGACACGGTGCCGGCGGCGTTGACCGCCCACACGAACGAGGCGGCCTGGTTGGCAACCAGCGTCATCGCGGCGCCGGTGTTACCGTCGGTCGTGGGGCTTGCGCCGCCAGCTACTGCAGCCTTGGCGTAGGCATCGCCATTCAGCGCGTAGCCAAACAGGCTGGAGCTGTAGGTGGTGGCGGCGCCGGACAAGCCAGTCAGAGCAGCGCCAGCGGTTGCGACGGCCAGGACAGCGGTCAGCGAGGAGCCTTGTTCAAGATTGAGAGACATGATCTTTTCCCTTTCAGAATGCGTTGGTCGGATTGAATGGACCGACAATGTTTACGTAAGCGACGTTGCTTGCATTCATCAGCGTAGTACCGCCGGTGAACGTGGCCGCGTTGGTCGTATTGATCAACACCAGCCCGACCACTGCTTGCGTCGGAGGCACAACTGGGTATCCAATACCATTCAGCGCGGCCGCTGGTTGAATAGGCAACGCGTTGATCACGCCGCCGGTGTCAACTGTCACGACAAAACCGCCGACCTGAGCCGAGGTCAAGTTGTAGCCGGTCAAGACGGGGCCATCAGCCGATGCCACCAACTGGGTCACCCCGTTGATGGCCACGTAGATTGCGTTACCCAACTTGAACTTGGTGGTGGTCGTACCGACGGCCAAACCGGCGCTGTTCAAGCATTGACGCGAGAACAGGTCGTTGAAAGCCCGCAGAACGGTTTCGACCAATGCAAAAGCACCGGCGGCCGTGAAGAGCTGTTTGATTCTTTCCATGTGGATGTTTCCTTTTGGTTGTTGAAGCCCCGGGTCAACCCCGGGGCATCAGCTCATCCATCAAAGAGCGGTCACAGCGCATTCGATGCGGGCCATCCATGCTTCGTTCAACCGCACGGCGGCAAACCAGGTGCTGGCACCGACGTAGCCGAACTGGCCCAGCGGGTTGGCGTGGTTGATGTCGCCGGACTTGAGCACTCGGGGAGTGATCGCGTTCATGCCTTTCAGCGCCACCTGGCCCCAGGCGTCTTCACCGATCACGAGGAACGGATAGACGTCGACGTTGGAACCACCGACCGACAGCGTGCCGTTCAGCGTGGCGGAACCGGCAGCGGCGAACGAGGTCAGCAGAGGCGACTTGATGAACCGGAAGTCCTCGACCGAGCCGATCTCGTTGTCGTGGATCGGCTTGAAAGTGCCGTACTCTTCGACCTTCGTGAAGCCGGGCAGGTTGCGGATGTCAGAGACCGCGTCGGTGTGCACAAACACCACGAACGCCGGCTGGACTGCACGGGTGGCGAAGTTGACACCGGGGGCCAGACGCTGGGTCACGCGCTTGGCACGGTTCGACTCCAGGGTACGGGCCGCTTTACGCAGCACGTTCAAGCTGACAGTGGTGTTGACGGCCGAGCGGCTGGAGCCGTTGGCGTACACCACAGTCGAGCCGGCCTTGAGCACGCCGTAACGCACCAGTTCCAGCACCTCGGCCATGGTCTCGCCAGTCAGCTTGACCATTTCGCCGGGCACGTCGTCCTCGTACAGCAGCTCAACCTTGCTGGAGAACTTGAACAGCAGACCGTACTGCTGCAGGGTGACCGTCACGTCCTGGAAGTTGATCGTGTTGGCGTTGGGGGTTGCGCCCTCGCCCAGCACGAAGTTACCCGGGGTCACGACGGGGGTGCCGACGTAGCGTGCACTGTTCTCAATCGTGGTGCCGGTGGTGCTGGCCGAGAACGGCAGCGTGCGGCGGAACACCAGAGTGTCGGTGGAGTTCTGAGGCATCTGGCGTTGCGTGCCGAAGTCACCCAAAACGGTGATGGGCTGGGCGTGCGCCAGCATGTCTTGAGCGGCGCGGATCAGATTCCGCGACGCTACTGTGGAGTAACCTTGAATAGCCATGATTCAAACCCTTTCGGTTTAGGCCGCGGAGCGTTCTCGCTCACGAGCCATGTATTCCCATTGTTCCGTTGGGCTCATGTCGTCGAATGTCTTCGTGACTTTTCCCCCTCCGGGCTTACCGGTGACCGCTGCCTGGAGCTTTTGCTGACGCTCCTGTTTGACATCCGTCGCCGGCTTGGCTTTGTCCGCGACAAACCTGTCCAGCATTTCGATGGCATCAAAACCATTCGGACTGCTGGCCATCGCCTGCACTTCTCCCGGTTGAGCTTGGAACCACGCGGCGAATTCAGGAGTGTTAACGTCCTGCCGCCAGTTCTTGTGCTTCACCGAGACCAAAGCCTCGTTAAATCTCTTTTCCAATGCCGAGGTTGTCGCATCGGTGCGTTGAGAAACCATCTGCTCGACCTGCTCCGGCGTCAGTCCGACACCTCCTAGCTGGCCCAGCCGCGACTCAACGTACGCGGTGATACCCTCGCCCCACTCGGGGAAATCGCTCTTCAGCGCCGCCCATTTTTCAGGATCGGCTTGCGCCGCAACGATCTGCTTTTGAGTCGGCTGCTCGGCAGGCTGCGCCTGGCGGGCTTTTGCAAACTCTGACTGCAGCGCCCCAATTCGGCCCTTGGCTTCCTTGAGTTCGTTGATCAGCTGCTGCTGAGACGACGCCATCTGATCGAACCGCTCCAAACGGGAACGGACATCGGGATGAAGCCCCTCATACGGGTCGACCGGTTTTTGTTCCTCTGCACCGCTGACAGGTACGCTGTCCTCCAAGGGCGAGTTTTTAGTTTCCGGTTCCGGCAAGCCCTCCGGGCTCGGCGAATCTCCAACCTGCTCGCGTTCCTTGCTAACCGCATTCCAATCGGCAAGCGCTTGGACCAAATCTTGGTCTGCCATTCACTCTCTCCTTGCGTTAAAGATCGGTCATCGTCGGCATTGCCGAGGAAGCCATTTGGGCTTTTCGGGCTACCTCTTCGGGTAGCGCAAGAAGCCTCTTCAGCGCGCGTATCTCACCTCTCACAGCAGCCGTTTGCTCCGGCGATAGTTCGACTGAATCGTTGCGTTGCCGCAGCCGTTCAATCTCACCTTTCGCCCATTGCAGGACGTGCTCCCATGTAAGGATTAAAAATTCGTTCACTGGTGGGGTCTGGTTAAAGAGGGGGCGTAGTGACACCCTCGCTTTATCAATATGGTATGGTCCCGTTACTACCGTGGCAAATATGAGACAAAGACCTGTCTATCAGGTCTGCACAACCACATAGTCAAAAGGCGTAATACCCGTTGCCGCGGCGTTGCCTGTGACGGTGAAGCTGCCCGCAGCCGTGGTGACTCGCACGCTGGTCAGGGTGGCATCCGATCCGCCGAGGGACACCAGCACCGTGGACGTCGCCGCCACCGTGGAGTTGGTGACTGTGACGGTAGACGCTGCAGCTGCAAACGCCGCGCGGCCGTGCATCACCGCCTGGGTCACGTTGCCCGGGGTGCCGGAGCCGTCAGTCAATGCCGCCTGCAAGCTGGTCACCCGAGTTGCGGCCAGCGTGGCCTGGGCGTTGGCGCCAAGCGTGGTGAACGCGCCCGCGGCGCGGGTTGTGGAACCCACCGTGGTGCCGTCGATCGCGCCACCGGTGACCGACAAGCCACTGATTGCGCCCGTTGTCAGGTTTTGCGTACCGAACAGCAGCCCCCGCGCTTCGGACAGGTTGCCCCCTCCGGTCATGTCGCAGCCGATCGGCACACGAACCAGAACATTCTTTTCGACCCCGATCACATAATCAGGGTACTGGGCCAGTGTGTATGGGATTTCCATTGTCCGTCCTTCAAAAAATTAGTTGGGTTCGGCCAGGTCCGTGCGATGGCAGGCCGCAATTACCGTCAAATTGGTTGTTCCATCGCCTGCGGTGACCCGGGGCCGAACAAAGATTGGTTGGTCCTGGCTGCGGTTAAAACCTGCTGCCGTGAACGACATCGCGGTGCCCTGCCGGTTGCTCAGCGGGGACCAGTCGGTGCCATTGTTGCTGCCCTCAACAACGAGAGAGCCTCCAACACCAAAAGTGCCGATCACCTGAAACGTCTTCTCCCCGCGCCACGCCTCCATGATGGCGGAGCCCGCATCACTGGTGGCGTTGGTCAGCCCGGCCCACGTAACCAAGTTGACCGAACCGTCTTTGGAAACGGTACGATCGAAAACTGCTGTTCTTGTTGCCATGTCTTGTTACCTCAAATTCCCCGCCCGTCTGGGCTGTCTTTTTCCTTGAACATCATCTCGCTTGCCGCGAGTTCCTTTTTAGTCCGGTCCTGCAGCGCGGTCTGCGCCAGCTGGGCCTTGACCTGCTGAACCGTCATCTTCTCCGCCTGGGCCATCTTCATGACCTGCAGATCGTGGTTGAGCTGCAGCTCCATCATGCGCAAGCGACGGTTCTCCACCTCAGACTCGGTCCTCGACTCGGTCTCGGCCGCGCGGCCCTGCGCCACGGCTTGCGCCTCTTGCACCCGGGCCTGGGCCGCAATCTGGGCCGCTTGAATGCGCGGGTCCGGCTGCGGCGGATTGTTCTGCCGGTTGGCGTCAATCTGCTCGGGCGACAGCATGATGTCGCGGGGGTCGATGTGCTGGGCCTTGAGTGCCTTCTCGAACAGCTTGCGTGTGTCGATCATCGGCGCGTAGGCCGGGTTGCCCCCCATGGCCAGCAAGTTGGTGAAGGCCTGGTTCTGGATGTCCCGCACGATCAGGGCCGAGGAGCCGCGGGCATCCACCTGGAAGTCCCCTTTGATCTCGTCCTTGTCGTTGTACGCCATGTTGTAGTCGTAGTACCGGCGGATGTGCGGCTTGGTGACATAGTCATCAAACTGCTTGACCAGCCGGCGCAGCACCACGTTGGCGCTGTTCATCAGCATCTGCATGCCGCCGACAGTCTCCGGCGCCGAGCCCTGCTGCCCCTGCGCCATCATTGGCGTCGACGTCTCCTGGTCTGCGATCTTTTCTGCCAAGTCAATCACGGCCGCCAGTTCGTTCTGGTGATTGTTGAACTCGACCGCGGCGAACACCTTGCTTACGTCGATCGAGTCGTCAGTCAAATACCAGAACTTGCGCGGAGTCAAGCTCCACTGGCCATCCGCGGGCGTCACTGCGTTGCGCTTGAGAACAATCTGTGGGCCGCTGGTGACGCCCATGTTGTCCATCATCATGCGCCAGGCGGCGTTGGTGACCGACTGCTGCGCGCGCATCAAGTGCGGAATGCCGTAGCCTCGGCAGGACCCGGTCACCTTCTCCCACGGGTAGAAGTCGTAGGGCAGCTCCCCGTCTTCTAAGGGATTCAAGTAGGCCCTGACGACCACGTTGTTGATCATCTCAACACAGCCGCTAATACGGCTCAGGTCGTCGTCATCATCTTCAAGGGCGACATTGGCCGCTTCAAGGTCCTCCCGGTCCAGTTCGCCCCAGTAAATCCAGTGCTGGAAAACCTTGCCTTCTTCCCCGGAATCCTTCTCAGCCTCCTGCCGTTGCATCTCGTACATGGCCGCGCTTCGGCTGGGGCCTTCCGAGAGGACTTTGCGCAGCTGGGATCGCAGGTAGCCCGGCTGCTTGGCCAGGTCGCGTACCCGCTTCTCCGTCAGCTCCTGCATCTCAAAGACGCCGCGGCCGTCTCTCACATTGTCCCCGCACGCCGGGTCTTCCCAGACTTTGCGCGGATCAACCCGGAACGACGCCGGCTTCAGCTCTTCAACAATCTCAAGCACCTGAACCTTGACGGGTTTGCCCGTCTGCGGATCAACACTGACCTTTTCCCGCCACGCCTTGCGCGTGCGTTTGGTGACCATCGGCCCTTTGATGACCCCGGTGCCTAAGACCGAGGCGTCGTGCAACATCTGGCGTATTTCACCGTTGTAGCCGCACTCAACCAGCTGATCGTCAATCTCGTTCTGCATGGCCTCGGCTGCCTTCTTCGCAACCGCTTGCGTCGCCATGGCGATCTCTTTCTTCATCACCGGTTTGCCAAGCTGCGGGTCCGTCGTCACCGCTCCGTCCGCGTCCAGCAGTACCGGCTGCCCCGTCATCGGGTCAATCAGCTTGTCTTCGCTTTGCAGCGCCGCGGCGCATTCCGGGTCCGGCGTAGGCTGGATGCCCCAGTTGCGGTCGTCGGTTGGCAGCAAGATGTCTGACAGCCGAGCCTCCGCAGCGTTGGTCTTCTGACGGGTGATTCCCACGAACACGGTGGACCGGGTCGGCAGCGCCTCGCGGGTAGTGACCGGGTAACCTTGGTACACCGCCTCCATCATTGAGGCAGCCATCCGGGTCGCCGCATCCTTGCCGTGGTACTGGTCGATGTCTGTGGTGATGCGCTTGTCCCAGCCGGTGGAGGCGCGGGCTGCGATCCACTTGTCCCGGGTATTGGACAGTGTCTGGCCGAACATCTGCAGCCGCTCCTCTTTGGCAAGCGCTTTCTGCACGTCGTTTTGATCGGTCGTTTTGTCTATCATGTCCTGCTTTGTGTTGGTGCCGGCTGCTTTCTACCCCAGGCCGGCGCAGGGGCACCATCGCTCGAAAGCTGAGCGTCACCCCACCAGGTGATCTTTAGTACGCGCATGACAAGTCAAACGCCTGAAACGCCTGCATCGAGGCTTGGCCTCGGCTTTGCGCCTTGGTTGGCTCAAGCTCCAACAGGCTTTTGGCCTTGCGGAGCATCATCAACCCGTAGCGCGTTGCCGAAATAATGTCGTCGTCCTGCTTGACAATGATCCCATCCTTGCGGTGGTACATCCTCAGCTCGCTAAACCAGTCTTCCAAATGGGAGAACACGCGCAGCCGGCGGGTCTGAAAGCGTTCCAGCATCATCGAGATGCCCGCCTCCACACTGTTGCCCCCCGCCCGGCCGTCGGGCTGCACCTCGAACTGCGCCCGCTCGGGCAGCATGTTCATGCCAAATTTCTCGTACTGCTTTCGCAGCTCATTGCCGCTGCCCTTGTCGTGCTGCAAGCCGTCGTGCGGCCAAGCCCAGGGCAAATTGGCCAGCCCCTTGCCGACGACCATCCCCGCCTGCGTCATGACCGGGGTCTCCTTGACCTTCCACGCGTCGTAGACGTAGACCGTGTCCGTGTCCCGATCGTGGGCCATGCAGGAGAACGCAGCCGGGTGGCCCCAGCCGAAGTCAACGCCATTGATTCGGGCCCAGTGCGGGGGAATCTCGAACGGCGCCACGGAGATGGTGGACTCGGCCACCGGGAACACCAGACCGCTGCCCATGATCGGGATACCACGGGCGCGCGCCTCGCGCTCATGCTCCGGGTACGCGGCAATGATCGCCTCGCGCTGCTCCTTGGAGTAGTGCTCCGCGTCGTCGATGGTCATTCGCACCACCACCGAGCCTGCCGGCTTCTCCATCAGGAAACGCTTGACCACCTGGGACATGCCGAGCAGCGGAGTGAATGTCACGAAGACAACGCCCCCCACGGCCTGGGTCCGGGTCAAGCCCTCCGAGTAGATGTCCAGCGGCGGTTCCTCGTCGAACCACACGATGTCGACCGTGTCCGCCTGCCACTTGGTGCGGCCCTGGTCGTAGCTGTTGAATTGGACGACGCTGTCACCGCCGTATTCATTCTTGACAGTCAAGCTGCTGACCGCGTCTGCGACGCCGGCCTTCATGCTGTGACCCATCACACAATCTTTGGGGATCGCCCCTGTGCCCCACTCGTCCCGCTTCTCCGGCGGGCCAAGCAGCAGCCTCTGCGCCCCCTTGCGCGTCAGCTCCCCCGATTCAGAGCCGCACATCACCCGCACTGGGCGATGGAAGCGCAGACCAGTCCACCAGTCAGGGTATTTACCCGTGAGGTGCATGGCGATTTCGTAGGCGCCAGCCATTGTTTTTCCGAGCTGATTGCCCGCGATAAATAGCCGTTCTCGGTGCCCGTTGCCCGCTGCGTGAAATTCCTTTTGCTTGGCGTACGGCGCGTAGCTAGAGAGCATGTTCTCGCGTTGCCGGCGGTCCCGAATCTGCAGGAGTTCCAGCAGTTCGAACTTCTCCTCGACCGACAAGGCTTTGATTTCGTCCAAGGTCATATCGACCGGCCGCAAAGCGTCACGTTGTCCCAGCGTAGCGTGACCTCGCCGGGGCCCGACAGTCTGACTTGCAGCTGCGTCACCCCTGAGTTGCGGTCACACGCGTACCCCACCACCTCCAGCAGCGGCGACTGCGCCTTCAGCGCCAGCGGGAGCGCCAGCACTGACAGGACAAACACCACCAGGCCGAGCAAGGCGAGAGGCTTTTTCACACCTTTTTCCTTGCCATCAGGGATTCAAGCCGCCGTTCGATCTGTTCGTCCGTCAGCTCCGGGCCTTTGTTGACCACCTCGACAGACTTCAGCTTCGGCCGGGTGTACTGGGCCAGCTCCGTCAGCAGCTTGACGCGGACGTCCATGTCCACCACGGGTTTTGTGACGGGCTTGCCGTCAGGGCCGATGACGGCGGAGCCGTCCCTGGCTCGGACCGGCTCTTGCGTCGTGAGGACTTTGGCCAGCTCTTCGATCGGGTCCAGGCCGTAGCCTTCGAGCACGTCGGACACCGCCCGTAGGTTGAGGCGCCCGTTGCGGCTTGCGCGGCCGCCAGGGCCATGGCCGATCTGAACGCCGCTGGACGGCTCGCCAAAGACGCCGTAGTCCTGCAAAGAGGCCATGCGTGGCACGTCCCCCGCCATTTCGGAAAAGCGGCGCTGTGATTCAGATTTTGACGGTGATGTCATGCTGATTCGAGGGAAGTAAGTTCCAAACTGGATCGCTGCGAGTGCGGCCCCCCAGTGGATGGGACCCGCGCCGGCCGCGAAAAGCGGGGGTGTACGGGGGGTCTTTTTGTGGCGTGGGCGTTTCGAGGCTCGACGGGGGGCCT